GAGACACGTTTGTATTGTCTGCCTGTCCAAGCATAGAAGTTCTGATCCAACGATGGGACAGCCCCTCTCTCTTGTTAGGCACAGGTAATGAAGACGCTGGCCTCCATGTGTCGGTAGGTCTCATTTCCTGTTCTCGTGAATGATTTTCACGAGGTGCGCGATTGAACTCTTCGTTCATTATCCTGCCTCCTGACTTATAAGCTGAGCAGCATATTGTTCGTTAGTAATACCCAATGTCCTTGCGAGTTGACGTTGGGATGGCGTAAGCGCGACTTTACGTGTCTTTGCTCCGTTGTTCCGCGAAGAACTTGGGGCTACCACGGCGGTACTGCTGCGTTGGCGTTGCGGGGCGCTACGATCCTCCTGCTCATCCTGATCTGATTTAAACCCATCGTAATCAGGAAAACGCTGACGCATCCTACGATCCACCTCAGCATAGTAAGTATCTGGATCGCTATTGGCAGTAATCCCTTCATGAAAAAGATTATCATGAATGGCTAGTCCAACTGCCGTCATTTCTTTATGTAACGGTTTAATCACTTCACCTTCGGCTGCTTGTGTTTGAAACCAAGGATTTTCAGCCATCCAGTTTTCCATCTTTTCTTTCTGCTCAGGAGATATCTGAGGTTGTTGAGGCTGTTCAACTTGCTGCGGCTGTCGAGCCTGCTCTTCCTGTCGGCGTTTGGCCGCAAGGACAGACTGCTTCAGTTTAGCTTCACGCTGCTCGTAATCATGTATACGGGCCTGTGCCGCTGCAAGCAGCTTCTGGCTCTCAACTAACTTATCAGTATTACCTTCCTCATGAGCTTTTTTTAATTCTTTCTCGGCGCTATCAAGCTCGGCCTGTGCTTTGCCTTTTGAGCTTTCTAATATCGCGCCCTGTCCTTTAGCAAGGAGTGCTTCATATTCCTGAAGCTTTTTCTGCTGTAGCTGAGCAACACGAACCGCCTCGTCTTTTAAACGGGTGGCCTCGCTCAGCCTACGCTTATCATCTTTGTTTCGCGCAGTAAGCTGATTAATGCGCTTCTGAACACCCTTGGTATAGCTTGATAACTCCTCGTCTGAAACGTCTCCGCTATCCTGTTGGGTGGGTTCAGTCGATGCAGTGGTTTTTTCAACAGGTTTCTCTTCTGAAGGTGCATCGTCCAACAGCTCTACCTCGAAACCTAAATCATCAGACGAGTCTCCGGCATCCACACTGCCGTGTCGTTTCTTTACTCCGAAGAATTTATCTTCGGTCGAAGTTTGAGTTTGATCTACTTCGCTCATACTTTCACCACCTTTCTAGGGTCTTCAACTACAGCTTCAACACTGTCATCGTTTATCAAACGAAACTCCTGATACTTACCGTCATCTCCCTGAACCTTAAATCTTGTGCCTGAGTATGATCTCATCAAAACAAAATCACCTTCTTTGCAATAAGGCCCACTAGGGAACCGTGTCTTATCTGAATAAGCATCCGGTCCCATAGCGATAACAAAACCCACAATTGATCCGACTTCCTCTACTTCAAGCGTGGACTGCGCTTTGAGAATGCCGCCCTCTGTAGTTTTGTCAGGAGCTGGTAAGCCAATGAGTAGTTTATAACCCTTTGGTTCGGGCATCTTACGAGCTGCACGAGGCTCTTCGTTAGTCTCTATACCAACGGATGTTACTTCTGCTAATGCTTCAGCCATTAGATTTTCCTGCACTGGATTAGTGTCCAGAGTCACGCCACCGCCTTATGCGGAGATTAGTTATCAGCGATACTCTTGTCGAGATCGATAAGTTCTCTTTCAGCAAGCGCCAGGCCTTCTATGATGCCTACACACTTTGAATACTCTTCCATGTTACGACAACTGCCACCACTAATGTGGTCTGCGGTATCGTTCATAATCACTCGTATCTTGTCTTTCAATAACTTTAGTACGTTATCCGCGAAGACATCACTCATCTCTGTCTCTATCGTCTATGTTCTGTTCGCGTCTAGTATCTCTTTTATCAATCATTTCTTCAACATCTATCTGTCTTTCGTCAACCATCAGCTCACGAGCTATCTCAACTCCGAGCTTCGCACCTTCGATCTGATCTTTAGAAGCAATCTTCGCCGCCTCTAACTCTTCTTTGGTGTTGGTCTCAGCAATCTTCACGCCCAGCTTAGCGCCCTCAACCTGCTGATCCATCGCCATTTTCTCACGCTCAAGACTATCTTTGGCAGCAGCCTTCGCCAAATCTGCCTGAATCCTAGCAAGATCAGTCTGCGCCTTGGTGCTGACTTTAGCTGCCTCAATATCAAGCTCTGCTTTCTGCAATTGAAGCACTGGGTCTTCCGCAGCCGCCATAGCAGCCTGAGCCTCAAGCTCCTGCTGCGCTCTTCCCGTAAGCTGCTGCGCTGCTGGCACAACAAGCTGGGACAGTCTGTATTCTATATCTTCTGGCAGGCTGGAATCGAAAGGAGGCAACTTAGCGCCAAGCTCTTTCTGTATGTTGTCTCTGTACTGGAATGCCACATGCTGAGCAATATGAGCGTTAAGAGCCGCAATCTTAATTGGACCATCCGGCGCGTTAGCCAACATCTCCCCGATATTAGGATCGTTAAGAGCAGCCAGATGCACCGCAAGATGTGCCTCATGATCCTGATAAGCAAAGGCTTTGATAGGCTCACCCGTAATCGCAAGCATATTCTCAGACACAGGATCAGTGGGCGCTATATCATCCTCGTTAGGTATGATCTTGGTCGCGTCTCTGATACCCAGAACCTCAAGCATCTGCCTGTGCAGCAGAGGAAGGTTGTACATCTGAGGAGCCTGAGCAGCCAACTGTAGTGCGGCCTGATACTGCATGATCCTCTGAGCCATAGTGCCAGCATTAGGATCACTGACTGGGATAATATCTACCCTGTCATCGAAATCTTCAGCGGTTAAAGCGTTCTCTGCGGTGTCATACGGATACTCAGTGGGTCCGTAGTCAGCCACAATGTTGCAAAGAATCTTTAATTCTTCCTTCATTGACGCATGAACACGGGCCTGAACCGCACTCAGCACCTTCATCTCACGTTCTAACAGCGCGAGAGTCGTACCTACCGGAGCCTCACCGTTGATATCTGAGGCTTTTACGTCAGCGGCAGAAGCAAACCTCCTGCCATCCTGCACAATCTCCTGAAGCATCTGATACAGAACAGAAGACGGTTCTTTATACGGCAGGAAGGTGATGTTATCTCGGATTATACCGCCAGGAACGTCAACATCCCTGAACTCGCCTGGCATTATCGGGGAATCATCCCCCTTAATCCGCAATCCTCTGGACTTTAGACCACCAGGAAGGTTGGCTAACGTACCTGCGTCAACTAATTGACGCAACAAAGACGTTGCTGACTTGGTCAGACCCCCGATCATGTGGACCAGACCGAATCCGTAGAAGCCAAGGCCAGGTAAATACTGATAATGGACAAAATGTTGACGCTTTAGCTTCAATGCGTCATTTTCTTGCCAGTTTCTGCGGATAGAAAGGATGATATTGGACGATTTGTCCACCGTAATCACGTAAGGTAGCCCGATTTCGGTAGGCTCACCCTGTAATAAGTCCTGAAAACCTGGTAAATCCACGTTTACCATCATTTCCAGCAGGGTATGCCTGTTATCTACCTCGTAATTCGGGTGATCACCCGTCAATTTATTGTATTTAGCGGCGATTTCTGTGGTATCTGGGGCCGGAGCAGGCAATTCTACGTCCCGATAGAACCCTTTTTGCTGTAATTTAAGCACCTCGTTAGAGGATTTCTTCATTACATGGGTCGCACGTTCTGCTGTTTCCAGA